ATGTCTTGCAAACACAAAATTCCTCTTGGAATAAATGTGCTAGATGCTACTCAAACGCGAATTGAATGGTTGTTTGATACTTTTGAACAAATCTCTCTCTCCTTTTCTGGAGGTAAAGATTCTACTGTTTTGTTTCATCTTGTTGCTACAGAAGCAAGAAAGCGGCATCGAAAATTCAATGTCATGTTTCTTGACTGGGAAGTGCAATACTCCGCTACCATTAGCCATGTTGCAAAAATGAAATTTTTGTATGAAGACTGTACGGAGCGATTTTACTGGATAGCATTACCTATCACGACGGAAAGTGGGATCTCACAATATGAACCGACTTGGACAGCTTGGGAACCAGGAAAAAAATGGGTAAGGCAACCGCCAGAAGACGCAATCACTGATCCAGACTTTTTCCCTTTTTATCATCCGAATATGATTTTTGAAGACTTCACACCTGCATTTAATCAGTGGATCACAGGAAATCATCGTAGTTCAGTTATTTTATTAGGGATCAGAACCGATGAATCATTAAATCGCTTTATTGCTATCAATAACAACCAAAAACTACGTTATGCCGATGATATCCCATGGACAACGGCATCACCCGAAGGTTTTTATTATATGGCCTATCCTATTTATGACTGGCATGTAAAAGATATTTGGACATACATTTCACGCTTTAATCTACCCTATAATTCTATTTATGATCTAATGCACCAAGCTGGGGTTAGTTTAAGTCAAATGCGCATTTGTGAGCCATTTGGCCCTGAACAACGTAAAGGGCTATGGTTATACCATGTTTTAGAACCTGAGACGTGGAGTCTCGCTTGTGAACGAGTGAGTGGCGCTGATGCAGGTATGTTATACACCCATCCTCTTAATAAATCAGGCTTTTTTGGGCAACGTAAAATTAGTAAACCCGCCCATCATACATGGAAATCTTACGCCCACTTTTTACTAGCGAGCTTACCAGAACAAACAGCCGAACATTACCGAAATAAAATCGCAGTTTACCTTCATTGGTATGCTGAGCGAGATTACCCAAATGGAATACCAGATGAACAAGACGGTGATACTAGCAGTAAACAAATCCCGTCTTGGCGACGGATCTGTAAAACTATTTTACGTAATGATTTTTGGTGTAGAACATTAGCATTTAGTCCTACCAAATCACACTGTTATGACCGATATTGCAAACGGATACAGGAAAAACGTAAAAATTGGCAGTTGATTTAACAAGAGGTGAATATGACTATTGAAACAGTGTTTTCTTCGCTAAAAGATTATCTGCTAAAACTAAATGATGAGCAAAAAATTGAAGCTATCAACAAAATCAAATTATTTCTTCATCAAATTAGTCCATTCAAAAATGAACCTATAGATTGTGTTCTTTGGATAAAGCAAAATCAAGTCATAGCAAATGACTACAACCCTAATGTTATGTCTCCTACAGAAAAGAGATTACTCAAAACCTCATTGATAAAAGACGGTTATACTCAACCCATTGTAGTATTATCTGCACAACAAAATAAAACTAAACAATTGCAATGGCAAATCGTTGATGGCTATCATCGTTATTTATTAAGTAAAGAAAATACATTAAAAAAACGAATTAATAATTATTTACCCGTCACTATCCTTGATGTTAAAAACCACACAATGTCAGATCAAATAGCCACAACTATTCGTCATAATCGAGCAAGAGGACAACATCAAGTCGCAGCTATGTCAGATATAGTTAGAGATCTATCCCGATTAGGATGGAGCGATAAACGGATTGGTGATGAACTAGGTATGTCACAAGATGAAGTATTACGCTTAAAACAAATCTGTGGATTAGCTGAATTATTTTCAAAGCGCCATTTTTCAGAAGCTTGGACAGTAAAATAAGAAATAATTATTTTCTATCGATAAAACTAATCAACCCAAGTTTGAATTAATCCAATTTAAAGCTCTTACAAAAACAATTAAGGCTACACATTATGCGTAGCCCTAATCTTATTCACGTTATCTAATCCAATTATTTTTTATCTTTATTTTCTATCGCTATTGTTTGCCGTTTTTCTTCTTCAGGCAACTCATACTCAATAGCAATAGTCAGAAGCCCACTTGATAAATCCGCTTTATCTATTTTAACATTTCTACCGAGGTCAAACTGCAATGTAAATTGCCCTTGAGATATGCCTCGGTGGAGCCATTTATCATTGTCTTCTTCTGATTTTTCTTCTTTTTTCCCTTCAATCAATAAACGGCTTCCTTTTAATGAAACCGATAAGTCATTTTCTTGATATCCAGGCACACTCACTGTCAGTTCATAATGGTTATCATCAATCTGTTTCAGGTTATAAGTCTGTATAGGTGATGCTATTGGCTTACTGCCTGTTAACTGACTAAACAGGCGATCTATCTGATCAAAACGATTTGAAAGTAAGTTGTCAGATAATGTTGGGAATAATGAAAAAGGTTTAATGTTAGGCATATAACTCCTCCTTCAGTATTTAGTGAATTATGGGCGGTATCTTATTTACCCAAAATATAAATATGAACGAGCAAGTATTTTTCAAGCCCTAAAATCTAAATTTTTTATCTTTGACCAACATGGGATTATAGATAGCAAAAAACCCCGCCGAAGCGAGGTTTGGGATCTGGTTAACTTAACTCATTTGCATTAAATTTGAGTTTTATTAGACTTCATTTCAAGCATTTTATTGATCGTTTTTTCACTTGTAGCTATATTTGCCTTTGCATTAATCTTGTTCATTCCGTCACAAGTTAAATGATAATCAGCTATTACTCTCATTCCTTTCATATTTTTCAAAGCATAATGTAGAGCAAGCAAGTCTTTTTTATTATACTTTTCTCTTTCAGCACTGTCTGACCGAGCTAAGTAATCTATCAATCCTTGATGGCTATCTTGTGGGCCATGCATCATCATTGGATAAATACAATGATATGCTGCATAGTAGGATCTAGATATTGCATTTCGATATCCAACTTCATTTTCTATTTCTATGCAACCTTTCGAAAATTCAAGTATGTCTAGACATGTTATAGCCACTTTAGTCGTTCCTTTAACTTAGATACATCATCAACACCACCAATAAATACACTAAAATTCTTACCTATAAATTCATCGTACTCAGTCAATCTATACGCTAACTCGATATTCATATCAGATAATACTTCTACATCATCACATTCAGCCGTCATCATAAATAAATTAGATTGTTCATCATAAGCTGATGTATTGGTATAATTTATAGCTACTATTTGGATATTCCACTCATCCAGAATGGCAATAATCAAGTTTGCCAAAGTCATTAAGTTTTTTTCTTCTAGACCTGACAACTTGAGATATTTCATTAATGCATGCCTAGCATTCTTAAATTCATTTAAATATCCATTTCTTTTATCTTCATCTGATAGTTTAATAACTTTAGCCATAAATTTTTCGGCTTTACTCAGTTCAGCAATATAAAGACATGATTGGTATGCTAAATAAGAGAATGTAGGTGACTCATACTCATCTGCAAAACGATGAAGTAAATGCATATATTTGATATTAGAAGCTCGTTGATTAATAACAGCCAAATAATTTCTAGCGTAATCTATATTGCTGACTTGTAAAGATAATTCGAAATAATGAGACGCTTTATCAATGTCGTTATTCAGACTATATGCCAACGCTTTTAAATGATTTTTTTCTAACCCACTACTATATTTCTCTATTTCCTTAAGAATTTGCATTAATTCAAAGTCATTAGATACCTCTTCATTTGAAATTCTCTCTTGAAGTGATTTCATTAATTCTTCTGATTTATGAATTGACTGCATATATTTATCTTTTAGCTAAAGTTCAAATTAGAAAATCTTTAGCCATATTATGATTTTTATGTTGAATTCTCAACTTAGAAATGAGCAATTTTGGCTTAGTAATAGATAGCAAAAAACCGCGCCGAAGCGAGGTTTTGTATATTCAACTATTTAATGCTCAACTCATTTGAGCTGTCATCACACTTTTGCAAAAGATACATTTTGCGCCGTGTGGATTGTTCACTGTGACATCAAATTGTGATGTTCTATATTGTGAACCACTACAACAAGGGCATTTAAAATAGAGGCGAATAGTAATAGCGCCTTTAGAGAGCCACCACGTTGCCTGCTGCTGGGCCTTTCATACCATTTTCCATGGTGAATGAAACTTGTTGGCCTTCCGCTAATGTTTTGAAGCTATCACTTTGGATTGCAGAGAAATGTACGAAGACATCTTTGCTGCCATCAGCTGGAGTAATAAAACCAAAACCTTTACCTTCATCGAACCATTTTACTGTACCAGTCATTGTATTAGACATAGAATTTCCTTTAATTTATTTAATTTGCCATAAGGCATAGGCGGTTTGTTTTGTATTTTTACTTATGGGAATTAATTAGAAGGAATTCACAATGAAGAGGTATCGAGGATAACGCTAAACGGGAACAACTTTAAACTTACTAACATAAATAGGTCTGTACTTCCAAACCAGTGACGCTATTAAGCCATAGAAAAATTCAGATAGCAAACTTTATTTTTTAACGATAAATCAGCTTAAGTAGACCTATAAAAAATACAACCCCGTTATACTCACGAGGTTTTCAATAGATAGGTCATGTAACATCAAAACCATCATTAACACAATATATTGTGTTTTGTAATTGAGCAAAACTATAAATGTGGTGTCTTCTAATTATTTTATCCATATCTAATTTTACGTTATCAACCGATAGACATCCCTCAATAAATCCTTCCGCTGTCTGCAATCGCTTAGCCACTTCATTATGAGAAATACCAAGTTTTGAAGCCATTGAACGCAAAGGATAATTCTTCACATAGTACATAATAACCAACTGAAACAAGTAACTATTATTTACCTTTAAATGTAATACCGCTTTATTTATTTTTAAGCCATCATCATCTGAACATTGCTCTCGGCTTCGTCTTGAGCTTGGAATTAATACACAAAAATTATTGGGTCATAAAACACAAAATATGACCGATAAGTACCACGACGATAGAGGCAAAGAATGGCAAATTATTGCTGTTTAATTGAACAGTTTTGGGGAAGAGTTTTGGGGATATTTTGGGGAAGAATTTTATAGTACAAAAAATAAACGGGAACTAATAAGCTCCCGTTAACTATTTATCAAATCAACAATTACATGTGTTTGATAATCGCGTCACCAAACTCGCTACATTTCAGCAGTTTAGCGCCTTCTAACTGACGTTCGAAATCATAAGTTACAGTCTTAGCGGCAATCGCGCCTTCCATACCTTTAATGATTAAGTCAGCGGCTTCTGTCCAACCCATGTGGCGTAACATTATACCCATAATAATTAGGTAACTTATTAAATAAATTATAATTATTTGGGTGATAATTTATTTTTTATGTGATATTGGTTTGTATGTAACTGGTTGATTTTTAGTTTGGGTTGGAGTGGTTTTGGGGAAGATATTTTACATGATTGAGGGCTTATCAAGCATTCAAACCTATTAGTTATATCAAATAATAGAAAATCAATATTTTATTATAATAATTCATATTAGTAATAACTCAAATCTAATTGTCAATTTTGAGCGAGGAGCGGACATAATACAGAAATAATGATAGGCAAGGAGTAAAAGCATCATATGGTAATGGTTCGTTTCCGGCAGATACCCAAATTAGTAAACTGATATATTCGATAAAGTATAAGTAATTCAAGCACCATAAATATAAAAAATGTAAGTTTTGAGAAGAACAATCAATAGTAGCATATCAATTGTTCTCTCTTTGTCATCGAGATGGCTATATTAATGACCTCTAATAACCCTAAATCTTCAGAAGATGCAAGAATTTCAAACTAAAGCAACGTGTAATTATGATAAGTTGAAAAGCAAAATGGTTGAATTTTCAAAGTATCAAGAGCTTGATTGTTTGGTAATGGTTGTGTACTGTCGGTTATCTCATTCAAAACATTTACTATTTCATCAATTGTCATTTCATATGTTCTGGCTAAAGACATACTATATGCCGTGCTGATACCATACTCATTAATTGAATGAGAAAAATTATGCATCAGAAGAGCATTATATCTGTCCACTATCGTCCATGATGCAGCTATTACCATGCTTTGCCTATTTAAAAGAAACGCTTGAGGGTATCCAAGAAGTTCGTGTGTTCTGAATCGTTTGTAATAATTTTTGTTAACCAATGCTCCACTATAACAAGCATTTAACATCACTAACTTATGTTTCATTTTATATGACTTAGACTGTAATAGCTCATAGCTGAGTGTCTTCATAACTGCATGTGGACCGGACAAATTAGCAAAAACTGGATCAGTAAAAATTTCAGCTGACATACCATGCTGAGAAATAATAATAACATCACTATTTGATGACTTATCAAAAAACTCATTCTGAGTTGGCGAAACTAAAATATCCCCCGTAATACCAGTAACTTTCATAAAATTAAGGATTTCAGCTCTGTCATATTTAAGGTTAGTAACAGCCTCTACTACACCTAGGCAGGATTTTATTTGATTGATATCACTTCTAGGATGTAAACATAGGCAGGAGCTAATTGAAAAACCTCCAGCAATCATCTTCTTTCTTATTTTCTTATTAGAGACCAGCAAAAGATTAATGGGAAAAGAGTCCATTTTTGAAGGGAAGAATATAATGCCTTGATTATTATCCTCCAGAATAGAAATCGTGTGACTCAAACACTTATTCATAGCCGCTTGATAATTTATCAGGCTCTGATTAAAATCTCTTTTATTTTCGCCTTCAAGTTTAAATCTGTTAAGCTCAATAAAGAAATTTCTTCCCTCTATTTGAGGCAGATCTTCGATAATGTATTTATCGCCGTAAATAGTAATTATTTTAGAGTATGAGGCTGAGAAATCAAATATCAAAACGTTGTGCTGACGAAGCCTCTCATTCAATATATCGGTTGCAAATTCTTGAGATGAATATAAGTAAGGCGATGGTATATCATAATGTTCATTAAGAACTTCTATGAACGTTATGAATTTATCCCAGGGATCATGATTCATCTCATATAGCGGGTTATCATACTTTTCTCTAAAACCATAAAGATGTGGTGCTCCATAGGCTGATAAATTATCTATTAAACTGGATAATTGCGCTCCCTCACTAATTGTGATTCTTGTTGAGATATCCTCTTTCCATTTGAGGATACTCAACCAATCAGCAGCCTGATTAATTCGTGAAAATGAAAGTAATGGAATAATATCCTCCACAAAACCATTAGGTGGAAGGCAGGCAACCAAACTCTCAAAACGGGCAACATATTTGCTTCTGATCCCACGTCTGTAATGAAGTTTGAAAGTATATGCTAATGTTACATTCATTTTTTGCACAAAAGAAAATAAGCATTTTCTAAGCCCGTCCGAATCACCTAAAAAAACATTATTTTTTGCATTAATTAATTCTATTTCTAGTAAAAAATCATTATCAAAAACATCCTCACCATATTTTTCAATGATCTCTCTAGCATTATTCATATTTTTTATTGTGTTTTCAGTATCACTTTTTTCTCTGTAACAAGCAGAAAGGTTACCAAAAATCATTGCACTTACATGTGATGTGTTGTCTTGACTCGCTAGTGCGTCAATATAGATTTTGATAGCCTCTTCATACTGTTCCTCCCTCATAAGATAGGTTGCATGATTCACCACTGAGTGAAAAGGTGGTTCAATACCAAGATCTTTACAAAGTTTAGATAAATCCTCCCATACTTCCAATGCATAACTATGACTCTCACTTGTTATATAAGTGCTATGCTTAACCGTCAACACTTCAATCATGCACTGTTTATTTGGACACTCCTCTAAGTATTCCAATGCATCGTCTAGAGTATCTATTGCTGCCTTATGTGCATCTTGATCCGTGAAAAAATAAGCGACTGCTATATAACATTTAACTACTTCATTTTCACTGAAATTTTTTTTATTATAGTCGATAATTACGCGCATTAATGCTGGGTACTTGTCAGCAGCGATATTACCAAATGCACCATTCTTGAGATTATTCATCACACTAATACAAGGCTGCATATAAGCAACAGTTTCACAATGTCTAATCAACTCTTTCAGATTAAGTATTAAGTGGTCTGCTTTACCAAGAATACATTCACATACAATCAAGCTATGTAGCGCCCATGCATATGATAAACCGAACGTAACGGGATCGATTATCTCTACGGCTATTTTAGCGCATGTTTCAATCTCAGCTATTTTGTCTAAGGATGGCACCTCTTTAATTAAACTTACAAGATAATCATCAATTTCATCAAGACGATATTCAGCATTATCATCTTGTATAGCTAGTATTAAAGCTTTAGTAAATTCATCTGGCTTTATACTTATTTCTTCCATTTTCAATAGTGCCTCTATTATATTATTTTAATATTGTAAATTAGTTATAAGATACAACACAATTTACAGGTAATATATAGAGTTTTATTCACCTATGTGAGGCATACCATTGTTAATTTCATAAAGGAATAGCCTTCTATTATCTTACACAGACAAAAGAAACCATTATTTTGTGTTAAAATTTGTCAACTGACTTTTGTTAATCCATTTTCGTGTATGTGCTACCTATTTTCCTATGCTTAAACATATGGGTGATGCCCGCTTCTGGCACAAAGTCGACCACCAACAAATATATCCTTTTTTAGCAACTTTTCATCCTCACCAACTAAACTAACCATCTAAACTCTTCCTATCACCCACCATACTCCCTCACATCAATATAAAAATACTGCTTACCTAGTGAGGTTGTTGACATTTGTCCTGAAACTATCATGGAATGAGGAATAATACGGTTACCTCGTCCACAAAGGGTTACTCTAATTGTTTTTCCTCCCATCGAATCCATCATACCAATCTGCCCTATTGTTGTGATTAGTACTGCACAAGGAAAACCGACATCCACGCCACTCCAATTATTTCCTGTGAGCACAAAGTTATTTCCCTCTAATAAATTAAGCGGTCTTTGGCTTGAAGCGTGTGTAATAACACCTTTATGATAGATTTGAATTCCCCATTTTTGAGGATGAAGTGAAATATGATAAGAAGACTTCACAAATACATAGAGTTCATATTCTGCTGAATTGCCTTGAATAGTATCGATTAAATTCACACACCACGCATTGTTCTCATAAATTACTTCAGATAATCCACTTAATGATGGATTAGAGGAATTAAGAACTCGAATAAAAATAAGTGGTACTGCGTTATTATTACCCTCGATAACTTTAATTATGCCTGGCTTAGTTTTTATCTTTTTTAAAAATACGGCTGATTCATAAGGTGTTAATTCTTCGGTAATACCCTGATTAAAAAATAATGCACCATATTTACTCATTTAATTAGTACCATAATAATTCCATTAATCGATTGACTACCGCGTAGAGAATTCCACGAAATTTTATTATTCTCGACTTTAACAGTGAAATAAGATCCTCGATTTCTAGCGACAATATAGGCGGCCAATGACCGCCCTTTAGGAATATTATTATAAGTTTTACTGCCATTTTGAGTGACCGCTATTTGGTCAAAAATAAACGAACGCCCTGTGATTTTTATTGGCTTTCCTTTTTCATATATTTCTATTCCCCACGACATGAGAAATCCTCTACGGCATCAGGAGATACCCATCCTCCCAAGAATTTAAATCCTAATTGAGGTACAGCATGATAAAGAGGCCCTTTAATGGTTTCTCTCTTTTTATCAAACTTTACCAATACAGGTTGTTGATAGTGAAAAGTTTTTATTTGGTAAACACCTTGGCAATCGACTTTCTTATATCCAGAGGTACACCCTGACAATAATAATGCTGTAATTAAAACAATAAACTTCATACGCTACCCTAAATAACCTATTTTTGCCGCTAACTGATTGTTTTCATCATAAACATAAATAGTATTATTCGTGATCACTAACCGCCCTTTTGTTCCTCCTGAGTTAATATCTAACCGTCCACGAAATACTGCATCATTTAATTCCACATTCCCTGTTGTGGCATCAATATTAAATCCTTTCTTACCCACTAAATAATTAGTGGAGGTTATCTTTTTACCTACCGATAGTTTATCAATGGTTGCCTTGCTAAATAACGCATCATTGAAAAAGGCTTGTCCATTTTGGATCACAAACGGTGTCACCACTTTGCCATTTAATGACGATATCACTGCAAAGTTTTGGGCATTAACCAGAAATTGACTATTTCCTTGAGCATTAAACCCTAAGCCAATGCCAGTAATGACTTTATTCCCTTTGCTATCCTGCTGGACTTTCATTGTCCATGATGCCGAAATTTTGCCATTTATGTCTGTGACCACTTTCGAAGTTTGTTCGATTTTGGCTGAACTTGTACCCACTTGGCTTTCTAAGCGAGTGACTTGCTGAGCGGTCGAGGTCACCTTACCTGAAACCTCGGTCACTTTGGTTTCAAGTTGGCTTACCGCATTCGCCGTTGCATTGGCTTTCTGTTCGCTGGACTTAGGTACTTCATTCGCCACAAACCCTTTTGGTGCTACTGATTGTTTGTTATTGGTATAAGTGCTGGTAATGATTTGATGATTAACACTTTTATGCTTAGTGAATTGGTATTTAGCCCCTCCTCGCAAATAAATATATTCCACAGAGCTATTCGTTAATTGAGCAGGCCCCATCACAGGGGATTGATTTATCCATCGCCAATCAAAATTATCAATGATGCGGTTTTCAGACTGTGTTCCCCATCCAGAAGCACTCACTTGCCATTCCACAATCACGGCAAAACCTTTGGTGCTGTGAGTTGCATAGCTGGGTTTATTGTCTGAATATTGCCCTAAAGTTCTAAAGACCTTAAAGGCATAACGTCGAGAGGTCGCTAATGGCAAAATCACCGGATAATAGATGTTTTCATTGAGTTTTGATAAATCTAAATCCACCACCACAGACTCCGTTAAATCAGCTTTCACTTTATCTAATTTGCTGGATAACGTTTGTACCAGAGAGGTTGCGGAGGTGACTTTGCCATCGAGATTAGACACTTGCGTATTTAACGCATTGACCACACTACTGTCGGCTTTTCCCTTCAGGGTTGAACTGAGGCCTGAAATATCTTTCGATTGTGCTTGCTGTTTCGAGGTGAGGGTTTCTAGTGATTGATTAATCGCGGAAACATTCCCATTCATCCGTGTTTCCAGTGATTGTCTGGCTTTGGCTTCCGCTTGGTCACCTGTAACACGTGCTTGTTTCTCGGCGGAGATAAGTCCTGCGGTGACTTTCGATAAATCATTGCCGGTATAATCACCTCGAAGTTGTGTCGCTAAAGATTGGCGTTGTTGCGCTTCGGTTTGATCAGACTCAATACGCGCTTGTTGCTCTTGTTTAATCGCTGCCGCCTGTGCTTCTGTTGCCGTTGAAACTTTATTCATCCGCTCAGCCAGTAATTTTTCTGCCTCCTCCCATTTTTTTCACTTTCTTCAATCGTCGCGCCTTGCCTCATTGACTCTTCTAAAAGCTTATCGTGATTTATCCTCATTAACTCATGTAATTCAGTAATATCGATTTGGTTAGCTTTGCTGTTAATTTCACCCAATAGGTCTTGTGCGAGTTGATCTCGGCTAATTTGCCCCGCTAATTCCTCAAGAATTAAATCGGTTTGAGAAGAGCAAGTACCCGAAGCTTCCACAAACGGTGATTTGCCATAGCTGTTGATTGTTCGAACATAAAAATAATACGTATGCCCTGCTTTTAAATTCTCTTGCGTCCAGAAATTCCCTTGGCCAACTTTATTTGTTTTGGTGATCACTTCATTTTCAGAAAGATCAGCGAGCTTTTCCTCACTAAACCAAAATTCAAAGGTATAACCAAAGACAGCGCTATCGCCTTGTTTCGGTGCAATGGTCAGATTAAATAAACCAGAGGTAACATCAATATGCTCAGGAGGCGGTGGCGCTTGAATGGCAAAGTCACTGATAGCAGGTGCCGACATTGCGCCGGCAACGTTTGTTGCTCTAACTTCAACACGATAAGTCCCTCGTGCTAATCCGTTAATATCAACACGCTCAGCCGGTACCTGAATAGATTGAATAACATTGCCTTCTTGAAGAATAGTGACAGTGTTATAACGCACATCAGTAGCAACATTCTGCCAAGAAAGTGTACCTTGTACGATGTCACTGACTGCAAGTGGAACAAAGGTAAGATTAATAGGTGAAGCAACGCCACCAGCGGGTAAACTCACAAATGGCGGACGCTCAAACGGTTTGCCAATCACATCTTCATATAAATAGGCACCATCCTCTTCCAACGTTAAAGCCACACCCTCTAAAGCATGAAAAGACCATTCGGCAATACGAAATTCCAGTCCACTAATCCCCAAAGCCGGTAATTCTAAAAGCACAACTTCCCCCGGACGATAAGCATAGCCGTCTAAGTTCATAGTGAGTTGAACCCGTCTTCCTGCTTTCTTTTTGCGAAGATATTGGCGGGCTAATCGTTGGGCTTGATAAGGGCTGGTGACAAAACGATAGTCGATATTCTCCCGAATTTCTAAGCCATCCTCTTTCACCCATTCGTCCACAATCACAGGCGTGAAGTCGGTTTTTGTGTACAACTGTTCGGCATCAATAAACGTGCCATACACCGCATTGGTCGCGTCTTTTAATCCTGTTTCAGGGGTACATGTGACTGTGCCAATCAATTGTGATTCAGTGATGTTTTTTATTGCAGGCCCATAATAAGCGCCGATTTGAATACCGTGTTTTCCTGCTGTAAATGTCGGTTCAGCGTTAATACATTTGTGCATCGCTTCCAAAACACTGGATGGACTCTCATTTAAATCATAAGCACCATTAAGGGTATATCGCGACTCAAATCCGCCTTCTGGTAGACTCACTTTTTCATCACATAAATCGGCCGCCTGTTTAAAGCTGTCAAAATCAATATCTGTATCAGGTACTTTTAAATAATGGCGGTAATAATCCAAAATGACTAAAGCCCCATTATTACTCCATGCTGTTTGCCCTGTGCGAGGATCAAACAGATGTTTTCCCCAAACTTCACATTTCACATTGGGTAATCCATAAGGGAATTTTTCTTGGTCAAACGTGAGTGTCACACGTAACCACGCTAGACCTCGACCAATCATATCCTCTTTCCATGACGGGCAATTTTTAAGCATAAAGGGATCGACATCTTCCCTATCGTTATGTAATTCCCATGAGGCTTTATCACCAAACGTCTCAATTAAATCGTCCCCTAACCAAATCTTCCCAATTTTCTCTACGGGGTGCCCTGCCAGCGCCAATGCCAGTGTGATTTTTTCGTTTTCATCTTGTTCACCCGCCTCTTCTTCGGCGAAGAAAAGCAAACCCGATATCACTGTTTTTCCGACGATCACGGTTTCAGGGGCAGACGATGAACGTAACATCTGTTTGCGTTCACCGGTATCTCGATAATTCATGGAAGGCAGTTTTGGCTTAAAGATAAGCGAACCCGCAACTTGCACCGCCACGCCGGCTGCCATCAGTGCCATGCCCATCGCCGATGTCACGCCACCGGTAAATAGCCCAGCAATCATTAAGCCAGCACCCACGACTTTTGAAATTAATCCACCACTCCCACCCATTATTCCACTCTCCACGCTTTGATTGGGTTAATCTGCACTGGCTTCACACCTTGTGGCGTTACGCCCCAATAATGCTCAGCCCAAACCACGGCTAAACTGTCACCGTCCTCACCTTTGAACAGTACGAGGTCGCCACGCTGAACGCGCTCAATCTCAATGGATTTGAAATAGCGTGAAACGGCTTTCTCTAAGGAGCCAAATTTAGATTTGATCAGGTTGAAGGCTTCGGCTTTGGTTTTATAGTGATTGAGATAAGGCTTTATTGGAGAGAAACCGCATTGTGCGTAAACACATTCAGAGGCAAAAATACAACAATCAAATTCACCCCATGAAAAAGGGCGACTCATCGCCGCCCTTATGGTTTCAGGTAATTTAAGTGTCCAGTTGGGTTGTTTCATGTACTGACCTTAAATAGCAAAAAACCCACAAAAGTGGGTTTAACAAGACAATAAGATTATTTATAAATAAATGCAGGTGCATCTTTCTTACTACCCCAATAAATCGCCCGTTCGGCCATTTGAGCGACATAGCGAAAGATGCGATCACCTTGTCTTCGAGATGACCACGATTCATCGGTGAATCTATCGGGTAACCCGATTGACCATCGTTCGAATCGATTAGAAACATTAACACATACGGCATTTTCTTCGCCAGACACCACATTAATCGATGTGATTTGTCCGACAAATAAGACTTCAGCAAGAAGCGGTTTCCCCTCTTCGCCGATGGCAACCATCATCAACCGCACTTCTCGCCCCCGACTTTGCTCATTCATCACCATCCCCACCAGCGATTTATCAAAACCGGCTAATTTAAGCTGTAGTTGTGGGGGACTGGTTGTCTTATTTTCTTTTAGCTGACTGATTTCGCCTAAACTGCCCACGCCCAAATAGGTTTCCCCCGCAATAATCAGTTGCCCAACACCGGTATGCGCACAGGTGACGCCTGATTTCAAATCGAGTCTGGAGGCTAAAACGATATAATCCCCCTCATTAATCGCGTTGACCATGGCATCAGAAAATGGATGATATTGCATTAGTACAACACCTCCTCAAAAGATAACGTGATATTGGTATACCCCAAGCGACGATGCTGAAATTTACCCTGTTCATTATCAACGAGACGAAAAACCCCAAAAGGACGCTCAACCTCAAGCATTTCATTAACAGTAGGTGACGTTCTTAACATCGGCGAAATAAGAATAATCGCACGGCCTTGATTATCACTGACCACATCCGCCACCACCATTTTGAGTTCATTACCCACAGTTAAGCGATCCCCTTGCTGTAACACGCGCATATTGCGCTTCCAGTCCTTTGTTTCTAGCCGATTACCTAATTGGTTCGGTATTGCAATACGAGGCGAACCATACCCATAACGTCCTTTTCTTATCCAGCTTGATATTTTGACTCGCCCCGACATGCCATCCAATGAAGCCACCAGCGCTTCTAACTGGCGCGATTTCTCTTCATTTAAATTATTGAATGTCAGCTCACAACGCCAACGGCTTCCCGGAAAGCGTACCGTTTGGCTACTTCCATTAAACGGCGAGGTAAAGGTTTTACTGTTACTCAATAATTGCCAGTTTTCCTGTGTGGGGATCACCGCTTTTGGCCATTCAAGAATAGACATTTAGACTCCTAATGTTCTGCGTGCTGCGCCATTACTTTGAAAGTCTTGTAACATCATCGCGTGAGCTTTCTGTGCGCCGGCTTCTGTCCCTTGTTGTGCGGCTTCCTTCATTGCCTGCGCAAGTACAGCGTCACCATTTCCCGTCACCGTAATATGATTAACGACCGTCATTTGCACACCACCTGCACGGGCTAACGTCGGTTGCGGTGTAACGGGTATTCGTCCTGCGACCGCCCCCACAAAGCCCCCTGAAGCATAACCTTGCGCCGCATGCATTAAGCGATAGAGATTGCCGACACCCAATTTAGCCGTCGCTTCTTTGGTAAAAACAAACTCACCACCATGCACAATCCCTTTAGGTTCGAATTTTCCTCCATGCCCCGTATAGCCACCGTAAGCATGCCCTTTGCTCATCCATCCCATATCAAAGCCCATTGCCTGCCCGCCTACTTCAATGGCTTTGAAAATCAGCATTTTCATTACCATTCGAGTGATATCGGAGATCACCGCATTGGCAAAATCTTTAAAGCTTCCTTTGCCCGTTAAAGCAAAATCGGCTAATGCATCAGACATATTATTCAGCGCATTGGTAGTGACGTTTCTGACGTTCTCCATCACATTCATGGCCGACTCACTGAAATCCGATAAGCCTTGTTTTAATCCCGCCATCGGATCGCCTTTCATGGCCTCTCGCTTCCTCAGCTCTGCCTCAATCTGCTGTTTAGTGAGTTCAACATTGCGTTGTAAGTTCACCAGCTCTTTTTCGCCTAAATCCACACTGGCTTGCTGATACAGCACATCAATCTGACGAAGGGCATTGAGCTTTTCTTGCTCTGCGCGCGATTTTCCTATCAAGGAAGTTTCAAATTGCATCTGCTCAATTTCTTTACCGCGATCATAAGCAAATTGCGCGACCGAGTTGGCACGCGCCAGATCATCAATAGCTTTCGCTTTTTCTTTGATCGTCTCAATGGCGTTGGGATCGATTTTTAAGATGGCATCAAACTTATCTTTATTCTGTTTGATATCGGCTAATGCGGATGTGTATTCATTAAAGGAAGAGGTAGTGCCGTACAGCTGAATACTTTGTCCATCCGCAATCAGTGAGGCTTGTTTTTCCTCTAATTCCGTCAAGATTTTGGTGTACTGCTTGGCGTAATCAATGGTTGATTTATGGCTGGGCTTATACGCCCGTTTGGCTTGCAGTGCCAGTTGTGCCTCAATTTCCGCTTGTAAGGCTTTATCGTAGCCTTGCATATCTGGCGTAATTTTGCGTGATGCCAATACATCTTCTGCATTTAATTTCGCTAATGCCTTCCCTGTGGCTTGCGCTTTCGCCACTGAACGTTGCGATTTTTCAATCGATTCATCAATCTGTTTAGCAATCGCCGTGGCGGCATTCACTTGGCTATTTGTCGCCTGAAGCGTGATATCAATGAGTGATTCATATTCAATGCCTAAACTCTTTAAACTCGCCTTAAGTGAATTGATAACGGCATCAACATTTTGTAACTCAGTGGCATAGCGTTTATATTCAGGAGCTTGATCGCCCACTTTTTCTTTGAGTGTCGCCAACATATTTTGCATATTGGCTCGCTGACGCTCTAAGTTATTAACTTGCTCTGCATATATTCCCATCGCAGCATCAAGCTCTTTTTGCTTTTCAGCTACTCGTTTAAGGTATAAATCCCCCACACCTTGTTCAGTAAACGCCTTTTCACTCTCAACGCTGTATTTTGATAGACCTTGTAAGGAAATAACCTGTTGTTTAAGTTCCTCAATTTTCTCCAATTGCGCGTTAATGCCCGATGAAACTTTGCTTAAATTCGCCACTAGCGTGGCATTGCTCATTTTGTTTAACGCTTCTGTTGATGTATCAAGGGAATTGGCAAATTCAATCGATTCGAGTTTGGCTTGTTTGACATTTTCTCTGTATTCATACAATCCCATGCCCAATGCTGCAACACCAGTCACCACTAATCCAATAGGGCCACCCGCTAATCCCATAACACTGTTAAGTGCTCGCCCCGCCACCGTTGATTGACGCCGAGCGGTCGTTAATGCACGTTGAGCAACGTTTTCGGCGGTTAATGCCTGTGTATAATTTAGCGAGGCTGTTCTTGCGAGTGACTTTGTGGCGATAAGGTTATCGAGTGCGATTTTTTCCGCGTTAGTGCCTCTAGCAACTTGATATTCCATTTTGGCTCTATTGAGCGCCGATGTGGCGGCTTCTTTATCCGCCCATGCCTTCCTCACGGCACTGGTTGCTGCCACACTGTTTGCCTCTGCACTCTGTAATGTGGCTTTGGCTTCATTCAACGTTGTCTGATTTTTCAGATAAGTGGCTTTCGTCCATTGAGAGAGTTTTGCTACCAATGCCGTGACGGCGATCCCTTCAACCACTTTAGCGACTAACGATAGATTATCGGCAAGAGTGGCCATCCCTGTGGTAAAAAGCTGAGTCGCACCTGTACCTTGATTCGCTTCACCGATAAATTTTGTCATCGCCGATTGAAGATTGGTAAAACCTTGGCTAACCGTTGTCACGCTGGTAGCAAATTTTTTATCCACACTGTCGGCTGCACGTTCTAAGGCTTGAATGACTTTCTCAATCGTCATTTCACCGTCTTGGGCTTTCTTCCTTAGTTCACCCACACTGACACCCATTCCGTCAGCGATGGCTTTCGCTAACGCAGGGGTTTGCTCCATCACTGAATTTAGCTCTTCGCCACGTAACTGCCCCGAGGCTAATGCTTGACCAAATTGAGTTAATGCCGCTTGGGCTGCGGTTGCACTTGCTCCCGAAATCGCCACGGCTTTTGAGACAGTTTCCGTGAGTTCAGCGACTTTTTGCTGACTTAATCCTAAGCGATCGGCATTATCCGCAAAACGTTGATAAACTTGTGCTGTGGCATCCAATGATTGATAGGTTTTTTGGGCAATGCCATAGACTGCTTGTGTGGCTTTATTTAACTCGACAGAACTTTCTGTCACCAGTTTTAAACGGTTCTGTAATTCCGTCCAACTATCAGCATAATTAATGACTTGATGAATGGATAATGCGCTTGCGGTGACACTCGCAAAGCGGGCAAAAAGCGCCGAGGATTTTGCGGTTTGCGATACCATTCGCTCTTGTTGCACGGTGATAGCTTGAAGGCTGACGCGAATACTTTGCCCAAATTGTTCTGTTTGGCGCTGGCTACGGTTGATCGCATTTGTGAAATTTGCCGTATTCAGCGTCAAATCAATATTTAATCTACCTAATGCTCCCGCCATAAATTCAATCCTTGGTATGAACACTACAAAAGCAAACTTTCACCCTGAATAAATGCAATATTCCTTGTTATTTGCTATTGATTTAATTATTGATAAACTGAAATTTCGAATAATAGAGGGGGTTTTATGAGACTTATTCTGGCGTTATTACTACCTTGGTTACAATTTTTCACGATTGGTCGCCCATTTGCTGGCATCTTCTGCCTTATCCTACAAATCACCTTAATTGGGTGGATCCCTGCGGCTATCTGGTCGGTTTATGCCCTTTCTCAATACAATACGGATAAAAAAATTGAGAAAATGTCTCGCGGTGGTTAACGATTAAGCCCCACTGATGTGGGGCGGGCTATCGATTAGCTAATACACTCTCAGTGACGTTATCCCACACCTCTTCTTCCGTGATTTTCTTCTTCCACATCGGCATAAAATCCATCAATTCAGGCGGAGACGTTTTCGGATCACGATTTATCATCGCAAGAAGATGCGCCACTTGTGCCATCCGATAATCCTCTCGCCATAAACCAAAGGGTTGTTTGCGATAAAAAGCTTCATATTCACACAAGTGGCTTTCGGGCATTTGCTCGATTTCTGTGAGCGTTTTTCCCAATGCCAACGACAATATCAGTTGGAATTGTCGTCGGTCTCCGAGTTTTTTTCGCTGTTCCCCGCTTCGGCTGTAAACACCGCATTAGAGAACCCTTGCCCTAGACGATTAAGACCTTTTAAGTCTTCTTCATTTTCAGCATCAAAAAGCAGTTCTCCTTTTTCATCACACAACTTAAAGGCCAACATTCTGGCGACATCATATTCATCGTAAACACGATTTATCGCCTCATTAAATTGTTCGGGATCGTCTTCGTCTAAGTAAATATCCTGCGCTTCGGCGAGCTTGATTTTAATTTGGCGAAGTTTGCGCTGAATGTAATTCATGGTGCCAACATCCAGCTCTTTGACATAAAAAGTGTTGTCTAAATAGGTAAAAGGCGTCACTTTCAGTGCTTGGTTTAACACTAATTCACGCAATAAAGCGTTAGACATAATCACTCCTAAGTTTTTTATCGAGAAGGGAGAAGAGAAATAATGAGGTGGATGAATTAAGGGGTTATTTCTTCACATTCAAATAATCACGGCCAGACAATTTAATCGAGATCCCCGAATCCATCATTTGCCCTACACTGCCATCAATGTTCATACCTGTCTCGACGGAGCCGTAATAAAACATGGAGCCTTCATCTCGCGTTAAGACCATTTTCACTGCGAATTTTTCTTTGCTGTTTTCATATTTACGCAAGAGTCGCTGCACATCACTGGAGCTATAACGTAAGAAGAAGGTCAATTTAATTGAGCCGTATTCCGTATCACCGGATTCATATTCCTTGCCATCACTGCAAATGGTGGTGACATCAATTTGTTCGGTTGTCGAACCGTCTTTACTGAAACTTTTTACCGCACAGAAATTATTAGACCATTGAATACGTTGTGCTTTGGCGTTTGAAAAATCCGTAGGTAGCGTTTTATCACTCCAATCCACTTCGTCGCACAGGGTCACTTTATTGCCATCAACCTGTGCAATGGGAAAACGCCCATCTAACTCCCCTAAACCCGATAACATAATCATGTCATCCGCTTTCAGTTTATTATTGGCGATGGTAATGGTTGCGGGTGATAACGTCGCTTCCGTCACTGTCATCGCCTCCCCTAAGCCTGTTTGCACAAAGATCTTCGTGCCGAGGAAAGGCGTCGCTTTATGGTTTTTTGACTTTGCCATATCCATTCCTTATTTATCTGATGAAATCATTAATTCAAGAACAAGCCGATGCAATTTGACATCCGCTTCATACCCAAAGACCGCATTCATTCGTTGTGCAAATGGGATTGCCTCGATAATCTGAGCCTCGATTTTTTTACGCAAGACCATGAGAGGTTGTGGTTGTGGCGCATACACATCAAGTTGCACGCGATAGTTGTCTAAATCCGTATCCTCCAGCGCACTGTTAGGCGTGATGCTGGCAAACTGGATCACAATGGCGGGATAATGCCCTTTGCCTTCAGGTAATACCTGAAAAAAAACCCTTCCATCGACAAGCGGTGAAAGGGTCTCTTTTAATTGCTGTATCATGATCTCTACCTTACTTTTTCAATGTCCTCTTTGAGTGTTTGAACAATCACTTTGGCCGTCGCTTCCTTTTTCGCTTCAAAACTGGGCCGCATAAACGGTTGTGCGGGCATCTTGGCGGTGCCAAACTCGACAAACCACCAATAAAACGGATCATTCGGGTTCAATGCCGCACTTTTTCCCGTTGCCTGTTTAAAGGCAGACACCTTTTTACCCGATAATGATTTCACCCAAATGCGCGTTTTAACTTGCCCATTGCGCTGCACTTTCGTTTTAGAACGAATATTGCGCTTGATGGTGCCTTTGCGTCGATGAGGCACCGTTTCCTTAAGAATAGGTACTCGATGTTTGATTTCTTCTTTTAACGCCGAAGCCCCTACATTCATCGCCTTACGCGCGCTTTGATTTCTAGTTTTACGGGCGATGTCTTGCATTCGTTGAGCGAGTTCAGACAATCCACTGATTTTAATTTCACCCATCATTCACGCCCTCTTTGCACATTAATTGAAGCTCACGATGACGCTCATAAGGGTCAATAATCGAAATAATATTAAATATTCGCTTACCCCATACAATACGCATTGAGGTATCGATATCAGCGATATAGCGAATAAGAATTCGCGTTGTGGCCTCACTTTGTACTTGCTGGGCTTGAAAATATTCCCGCCCTTGATAAGGCATGATCGCTGCACGTACTTTTGTCGCATGATCCGTCCAAATCACATCATTGCCACTGATGGCATCAGGCGCTAATACTGATTTTTGAATATGAATAGTGTGGCGTAATCGTCCCGGATCCATTAACTACCTCGCCAATTTCGACAAAGCAGTAACAATCGTTCTACTGCTTTATTTTCATATAACGGAATTTCACTTTGACTAGTTCGATGTTCAAACATATCCCCCAGCACCAAAAGCATGGCCGATTTCACTTCATAAGGGATATCATCAGGTGATTTCCATGTGGGTTCATCACACCATCTCAAACAATAATTTAATGCGCTTTGAGCATAAAATATAATCTGCTCATCACGATCATCACCGCTGTATTCGAGATGCTGTTTTAATAAAGAAAGAGGAATGACATCTAAGATATTCATGATGTAATACGGGATAGTTACCTACCCCGACCTATTACTTAAGCACTTCTTCCAGACGTTGGGAAAGTTCCTTTAATTAAGGCTTGAGGACGATAATGGGCTAATGCTAAACGCTCTTCACACAAAATGGTCAGCATATTCTTCACAAAGTTATCACGATCTTCTCGACTCACTTCGATAACTGCATTCATTCGATCCCATACTTGAGACGCCAAATCAAATGCACCAACAGTAAACTCGCCTTGTTTTTGTGCTTTTGTGGGAACAACAGGTAATCCCCACATTACATTTGAAGTAAACGCTTGTGGGCCACCAAAAATATAACGCCCTTCTTTATCTTTCATTAACGCAATAGCATGCCAATCACGAGGATTTAAAATAATACCGGAGGCACTAAATTCAGATTCTGTCACCTGATAAATGGCATGAGCAATCAGATCAGCATGCGTGTCACCCGTAGCACTCAACGTGGTATCATAGGCAGTGGCAACATGATTAATCCCCGTCAAATTATCCGCAGTACCGTCACCATTAAGTAATTGCTCCTCTTCCACTAATGCTAAGCCATACAATAAGCGATTATTAACGTAAGACTGTAACTGCACAGCATCATCCATCACTTGGCGAGACGCTTGGATCCAATGAGCAATAGTGATCACATTTGCCGTTTGTTTTTCAAAAGTCAGATTAGATTCTGGTTTCTGTGCCTTTTCTTTCACGGGTGCCGCGCTATTGGTAAACAATTTTTCGCGTACATATTCCAGTGAGTTACTGGAAATACGACCTTGTGCTAATAAATCGCGGATAACTAAACGACGCATACCCGGCATAATAATACCCGGTACTTGCATCGGCTGAATGAGAACACCGGCTGAACTCGCATCACTGCCTAATGATTTATTAAAGGTTTTCACTTCATAAGAAGCCTGACTCCCATTCCATGATTTTGTCAGCGCTTCTGCTGCTCGTTCAGAAAAATCTTTTTTCGCATTAGGATCATCAGCACTCGTTGCCCCTTTCTGCTCTAAATCAAACAGACGTTCACCGGCTTTTTTTAATTCCTCTTGAACTAAGGCTAAATCTGTTTGTAATTGCTTTGAAACTATGCCAGTAGCTTCAATTTCTTTCTTCTGTGCATCGAAGAGCTCTTGCACCTTTTTTTGTGATCCTTCGATGGCTTCTTGGATAATAGCTAAGTCAGACATATTCTATCCTTTCAGATTAAATGCATTAATTTGGTTAACAATGGATGCGACTAGGGATTGTTGAGTATCATCGGACTCACTCCGAATAGCGGATTTGAAACGGGAAATAAAACCGACTGCTTCTGATTTTGATAAACCGGCTGACTCTCTCAGCCAATCCTCAATATCTCGGATCGTTAATAACCCATCAATGCTCTTGAGTGATGAAACCTGTGCTTGGTCATTAGCGGGAAATGTACAAATACTAATTTCACGTAACAGGGAGATATTTTTAAAAATACGACCTGAAGGTGTTCGCTCAAAGTCATTACGCAGACAACCGAATCCGATAGAAAGCCCGTCAACCGTGCCATGCTTCATTGCCGCTTTTAGATCTTGAGCCGCACTATGACCGGGTGTCAGTTGTCCTCTCACTCGTAATCCTTTTTGATCTTCCTCCATGTACTCCCATTTCCCCACAGGAAGCTCCCAGACTCGATGGTTATAAAACATAGCGACTTTTTGTTTTTGCTTATCTAAAACATGCTTAAACGCACCGGGTAAAATAATGTCACCATCGGAATCTTGATGACTAAATACAGAGGCATAACCTTCGAAAACGCCTTGTGTGCCATCACCCGTAAATTTGATTTCCGCTTCATCAAAATTCAGTGTTTTTCTAATATCAGGCATTGAACCCCCATAAATAATTAAGCCCCACTTTCGTGAGGCTCTTTATTGAGTTGGTTAATCGGTAAATATTGTGCTTGCCGGTAAGCGACATCTCCACCTTCAAGAGGAGGATAATTATCGAGCCGTCGCATTTCATTAATAGTTCTTAGCCCCGATTCTCCCATCGCTTTCATAAACGCGGCGCGTGAAGTAGAATCGCCTCGCAATAATCCATCAAGGTTATGTTCAGCATGGTATTTCCCCACTTCGGGGGGTTTTAGAAGCCAACGCGCAATGCAGTTTTCCCATCGGGAGATATAGGGTTGTAAGGTATATTGAAGAAAACCTAAGTTTTGTTGCTCAATACCTGTTCCCCAACTTGTTGATTTTTCAACATCGCCGACTAAATGCGGGGGAACACCAAAGAAACGGGCTAATTCACTGACTTGAAATTTGCGGGAAGACATTGTTTCTGCATCTTGAGGACTAACACCAATATCTTGTGCTTGAAATCCCCCTTCTAAGATCCACAATCGTTTTTTAACGGGACCACCCGCAATTTCTTTGAAATTCTCTTCAAGTTGGCTACGTTGCTCTTTATTCAATACCTTATCGCCCGTTGTCAGAATTTTAGGAGACTTAGCCCCATTAGCGTAAAACTCACGTTGTTGATCTTCCATCGCAACGGCCGTGCTTGCTGTCTTACACGCATAAGCAATCGGCGACAATCCGACTAATCCATTAAAACCAAACCCTTTTAAATGAAAAATTTCATGTTGTTTAAATTTCGCAAACTCATGATCACGCTGATATTTATAGATAATATTCTTCCCCTCCATGCGTACATCCATATTGGCAGACAACAGAGGAAGCAAGCTAATCACATCACCCACTTTATTTCGCTCAATCAACGCGAAAGCATTACCATAAAAGCAAAGCTGCATAGTCATTGCCTCTCGGAATTCTTGAGCGGTCATATATTGATTGGGCGAATATCGCAGTAATCTAGCCAATGGGTTACTTAAATCAACTTTGGTTCTATTTCCCTGTTTATCCGTTTCGAACACATCCAGTGGCAAACAAGCCGTTAACGTCGAAATTAAGCTAACACAACGCCAAACCGTGGATATTTGGAGTATTCGCTCATCATTTACAGAAGAATCACCAAGCGAGCCTTGCGCTGAGATAGCGCCTGATTGTGAACCTTGTTCAGGTGTCACAAGTCTTCCCCCAACAAAGAAGGAAGCCAGACGCGCAAACCAACCATGATTAGTGCGCAAATCGATTGAATATTGTTTATCTGTCATCACATACTCAATGGGTTAGAGAAAAAATCATCAAGGTTGCCATCATCAACCTCACCTTCCGCAGCCCCAATCGCCATTGCTGATGCCACCACACCATCAATTCGACCAGTGCTTTTTTTCTTGGCAAAGACGCGGTTATCTTTTTGGTCAGCCTCAAGCACAGCAGATGCGGCATTCCATCTCAAACAAGGATTGGTGTGGATCTCAATCTTCTTGTCATCAATTAGCTGTTCAAACAGTTCGATAGAGTGTGGCATCCATAGCCCTGAATCTTTGGCTTTGTAATATCCTTGTCCATGCGGAGTTAAAGGAACCGTCACACCCGCTTCATCGAGTTTGGGTTCAAGGTATTTAATGCGATAAGGGTCAAAGGCAATGGCTCTCATGCTGACGTGCATCGCCATTTCAGCAATGCGTTCTGCCACAAATTCATACCTCACCGCATTCCCTGGAGTGGTATGCATAAAACCTTGCCTTACCCATAAGTCGTAGGGCACTCGGTCGGTTTTCGCTCTATCCAATAAAGTGTCTTTGGGTGTCCAAAATTCAACATAAAGACGTTTGAGGCGAGGAAAATACAGGGCTAATGCGGTCAAATCTTTGGTTCCTGATAAGTCCAATCCGCCATAACACTCTTCACCTTGAAGATCATCGAAGGTGAACGTGTTTTCACACTGCATCCATGTTTCACTGTTAATCCACGGATTATCGGCATCCACCCACTGGCAAAAATTAAGCCGACGCACAATGCTTTCTTTCGCGGGCATACCTCGGGCTTGTGTCACTTGCTCGCGTAAGTAGCGATCAGAAAAGGTGTAACCCAGTGACGGATTGGCTTTCCCCCAGCAAGACTCATCCTTAAAGGGATCATCGCCCTCATCCAGTGAGCAAATATAGGAAAAGAAACTGTCGTCTTCGATAGTGCCTTCGGCGACTTTTCGACCGTATTCATGGTAGTCATAACACACGCTGGTTTTATCATGGCCACTATTGGTGATCATAAATATCAAGGCTTGTCGCCGACCTTTTGTGCCCGCTCGCATCATCTCAACGGCGGTATTATTTTTGTGCTCATGAATTTCATCAATCAACGCACAATGGGGACGAGGCCCTGATTGCCCATCATCTGAGCTAATCGGGCGAAAGAATGAACTCGTTTTCAAATAAGCCAAGTTCCACTCTTTGCCTGTTCCGCCTGATTTGGTGATCCGCTGACTTAATGCGGGAGATTGATCAACCATTGCCACCGCATCACGAAACAAAATCATGGCTTGGTCTTTTTTCGTGGCTGCCGCATACACTTCGGCACGCGGTTCACTGTCAGCGACTAAACAATACAGCCCAACGCCACCCGCCATCGGTGATTTTCCTGAACCTTTGCCTGATTCAACGTACACCATGCGAAATCGGCGTGTTCCATCAGTCATTTTCCAGCCAAAAATAGAACCAATCACAAAGCATTGCCAAGGCAATAAAATAAACGGTTTTCCTTCATGCTCCCCGCCATTAAGTTTTAAGACTCTCGCAAAAAAATCGATCACTCTTTTGACAGCCTCGACATCCCAGACTAATCCTCGTTGCTTGGCTTCGTTTAAGTCTTTGAGATGACGTGCACATGCATGGCGAATATCAGGCCCCGCTAAGATTTTGCCTTGATGCACGTCTTGCGCGTATTGCGTTGCGGGATCAACCGAAATATTGGTTGAGCGGATCTTCCTCTTCTTCTCCACCATCCATCTTCACCTTCGAACGAGCGGCGGGGGTTAAACCAAACTCGACTAAATAGCTTTTAAAACGGCGATCTGCATCAGCCAACATAGCAACGGCAGGATTCGCTTTAATTAAAAAATCCCCTAATTGCGTTTTTGTGGTGTATGTCCGACCTTCAATCGCAATGGTGTCTCGTAATTGAAGAATATCGGCGTAGATATCACACAGCCGTTCTAACGCCAGCGTGTCAGCCACGGTTAAAACGCCCATTCCATCGAGTAGTAAGGTTAATTTTGCCCACGCCATTTTCCCCCAATCCGTTAAATGTTCGGGTGGGCTTGGGATTTCACGTTTGGGTTGGGGTTCTTTATCGTTGAGTTTTCGTTTTCCCGGATTACCGGTGACCACCTTCAAGTGGGTCGGTTTCGGGCGTCTTCCTGCCATCGGAACCTCCCAGAAAAAAAACTTTTCATTTCGCGGTTGTGCACACAAATGAGGGCGCTAGGTAATCAGGACGAAAGTGTTTGAACTTTTACCCCGCCCCCACCCTGTATTTCATGGTGTTATTGATGCCAATGAGAATTGAGATCGAGTGGAATGCCATCCGCATTACAGCCAATGACTTTGCCACTCTTTTCGATACGTTGTTTTGTTGAGTTATGATGCAGTTCGCATAAGCTTTGGAAGTTATTTTTATCCCAGAACAAGGCTTGGGCTTTTGCGATACGCTCTTTATTACCTGATTCAAGTGCTTCTTTAAGACGATGCGGAGTAATGTGGTCAACTACTGTGGCAGCAGTAATACGCCCTTGCTCTTGGCACATGACACAAAGTGGATGTTCATTAAGAAACGCTAATCGCACTTTAGCCCAGCGACCACCATAGACATTGCGTTTTTTCATGGTTTATCCCATTACAAATTTTCCCCAATAAAAAAGCCACCAGCGATTAACTGATGGCTATATAAATTTTACTGAAGATAATTTTTAGTATTATGTGGTTGTAACACTCAAAATCTAGTTATCCTGACATAATTTAATTATCAATGTATTAAATCAATTTAATGACTAATTTTATTGGCTAAAATGACTCGTTCAAACTCACTACGAAGTTCCTCATAAGCTTTAGGTTGCAATAACCGATTATTATCTAGTTCTATAACATGAGCATCTTTCTTATATTTAGATAAAATGTCATTATCATTCATTGCACACAAAATCACTTGATACCCACTAGGAACATTATTCATAACAGCATTAATCACTTGTTTATATCTATGTTTAGCTTGCTCTTGTTGATTTGGAGTATCTATAACAAAAGGCGCTATTTGACAGTGATTGATATAATCAATCTGTCGAAGAATAGATAATTGATAGGCTAATGTTCCACGAGTGCCTTCTGCTGCACCACCTCCAAGAATTTTTTTATAATCCATTGGAGATTTAACTCCATTAAGGTTTACCCCTGTTGCAGCTAAAATCTTTATATTTTCAATCAAACTCCCAATAAATAGCTCATTTAATGTCTTCTTGTCTTCTTTTTTAAGAAGCTTAGCTTGTTTTTTCTTTATGTCACTTTGATTTGCTTTAGCATTATTCGATTGAGCAATATATTTTTCTTTCTTCTTAAGTATATTATTATTAACTTTTTTCTGAGAAATTGAATACAAAGCTAATTCATAACTACATTGTTCGTCTGAATTATTTTCAGATGCTTCTTCTTTTAAATATTTATTATTGATTCTCTCAATTTCAGAAGAAACAAAATTTAACTTTTCTATTAATTCAGCTCTCTGTTGATATTTATTTTTAAGAAGATGATTAATTTTATCTGCTTCTTTCTCTAAATTTTCTTTATCTGCTAAAAATCCTGCACGACTAAGTAATGAATTATCATGTAAAACACCACATAAAGGACATTCAAGAGAATCTGAAGGCACATTTTCTACTGCAAAAATATAATCATTTTCTAGCTCTCTCGCTGAAGTACTGACAATTAGATGCTGTTGTTCTAACTCATGAATCTCATTGGCTAAAATTAATTGCTGTTCAAATAAACTAGATTGAACATCAGAAAATCTCATGAGTTCGTCATTTATTTCTGCTTGAATATAATCCAACTCTGCTTGAGTAATTGCTACTGTTGTTGTTTCTGGAGCAACTTCATCAAGTACACTTACTGCTTCTTCAATCCTCGTAATTTTATGTATTGCTTCTTGTTCTATCTCTTTTTGTGCAAATATTTCTTCTTCGAGTTCAAAATGTGCACTCGGTAAATAACCACAGAAATATTTTATAAGAATTGTTCTAAAATTACTGTATTGTTGTAAGTTTTCAAACCCATTCCATGGTTCGTTCCAACTTTTTTCTTGATCGATATAAAATGGTAAAAAATAAAATGCAGGTGGTGGACACTCTAAGTTATTTTTTTTACTTGCAAGTAATAAATCAAAACCAACTTCTCTTGCAAAATCTATAGCAAATTGACCTGTTATTTTTGAGTAAAACTGTAAAGGAGTATCTTTCTTTCCGAAATAGATCCCATCAACATAACGACTAACAACATATTCTTGTTGGTTTATTTTAAAATATAGGATCGTTTTAACATCATTTGATTTCCATTCTTTATCAAATTTGGGATCACAGCCAATTGCCCAATATAAGCTTTTTACTAATGTTGACTTGCCAATACTATTGTCTTTTCCTGTAACGAGATTGAATCTCTTCGGAAACTCGAACTGATTCGCTGATTTTTTTGAATCTGACAGTAGAACTAGACGTTGAAATTGCAAGCCTTTCATTTTTGTGATTCCTAAGATTCCTAATCAATAATTTATAATTGTTTTGCATTATTAAGCCTTTAATAAACAGTAGATGACTTCTAACAATAACTCGTCTTCATTATTATTTATTTTTTGAAGTAAATCATCATCAACAGCTTGTCGGCATAAAGCTTCTATATATGTAGCATCATCGTCATATTTATCTTCATTAACTTTGAGATAAGATTGCTTAAATGACTCCGTAATATCAATATCTAAAGCACTCATAAAACCAGCTCTACGTAGTGCTAGTGAAGTGATTTTACCTTTAAAAATACGCTTTTTCTTAGATCTCCAACCTAAATCAGTGGCCAAATCATCAAAATTACTTTTTAAATCATCAATACAAGGATGGCTTGTGTATTGAGTAATCACTTTGTGAACATCTGTCGAGGTGAGTGATTTTTTATCAATAAGTCTTATCCAATCTTTATAATCATATTCAATACGACCTATTCGCCCCATTTCATCAACAATAGAACGATATATGTTTACTGGATTACATAGCGCCCCAGGAAATATAGCATCAACAAGGTATGCGAAACGAGATAATACATAATCTTCTTGGTTTTTTAACTGTATCTCAGGAACAATAAATTGCAGATGTTCAGGCAAAACACTAATCCCTAGTTCATCTGTTATATCTTTAGTTAAACTAGCTAAATCATCTTTTGCTAAATCACCTATCTTGATTACATCTAGTTTAAGATCTTTATCAATATTTAGGCTAAATCCACTTGATGAAACTAGCCCAATCTTAACAACTCTATTTTCATATGAAGTATTAACACAAGAACTAAGTAGCTTTCCAAGTACAGAGTTTTTAAGCTTATTATTTTTACCTTTATCCCTTTTTGTAAGGGATGCTGATGTATACTTAGCTATCTGATTCTTTACTTGATAAAATTCAAACTGTGCATTGTTTGGATCTAAACTATTAGCAATTACAACATCTTCCTGATATTCAATTAATAAAGCATATTCCTGATTTTTTTTGTGCTTTTCAATAATCTCACATAATGCCCAATGAAATTGAAAATTATATTTTCCGAAAGTACTTGCTCCTGCTGATTCACGCTGGACTTCAGCAAGTGGGTTATTTGCCATATACACTACACCAAGTAAACATGAATTATTCATTTACATGTATCTTAGCATATGAAATACAGCTATATTAGGATATATCATCGATCTAGATCATGAAATTTTACTCATGTAATATTTCATATAATCATAAAAACATTGTTTTCCTTTCAAACTCACAAACTATTTTCATAAGAAATAATAAACTCACTTGATTGCCATCCAAGCTGAACTTTTAGTCATGATTTCTCTATATATTAATTATCATGATAAGATTTACGTACAATCCAAACAAAAATATCATTTACTAATGAAAACATCCCAAATAGATCCCATTACTTCAACTTTAATTGACGCAATCAAAAATCCACGAGTTAAGCAAAAACTACACGAACTTAATTTATATTTTTATAATCGAAAACATGAGAATCAGATTAGGGATGAAATAAGCATTGTTATCAATGAGAACTCTGATTACTTAGCAATGACAGAACATCCCAAAAGCAGGAATGGTGCAGTGGACTTATCTCTTTATCCGGTAAATAAGGATGAATCTAGTTTGATTGCTACTATTGAATTTAAACATCATTATCCGAAGGATCTAACCATACCGGCAGTTCAAAATAGCATTATTTCTGACTTAACTCGTAATTTATCCAGTCAAACAAGCCATTTTATTCACATTATTCAACAAAGAAAAATGCATAAAAAACCGCCCGTTAGCGACGTAAAATTCTTACAAAGAAATTCAGACAATATTGCTTATTACACATGCCTTTTAGAGGGCTTAGATAAATTTCCGTTAAAATACAATAAAAACAGCCTCTCAATAACCGTGAAATCAGAATTTGTTGAGTCCACTTATACTTTCGATATCTACTCTCTTATGTGATATATTTAATATATAAATTAAAGGGTTATAGATATAAAAAACACTAATCACCTACACACTCCTGCCTGATGTAATCTTGTAACCCTTTAATCATCTGCTCTGACTCTGCAATTCGCTCTCTGAGTAACCAATAATTTCGGATAGCGGTGTCAGTAGGTCGGGCGGCGGTTGCATAAGCCAAGCTGGTGGTGGGAGTGGTTGTGCTTTTTGGACAGCTGGCTTTGATATACACCCGCTCAGGATGACGCTCGCTAATATCACGCAACCGACTAATTTCATTCTTAGCATTCGCTAGTTCCTGCGTATATTGAATATCCAGTTGGTTTAATCGCATTATGCGTACTTGATAGTCAGTGTTAATAGACTTCTGTTCTTCAAGAGCTACTGTCAGTTTTTTGTTGGTATCTATCAGTGAATTAATCCTGTTAGCTTGCCTGTTAATCACCCAATAGCCACCCACAATGATGCCTACCATCACAATGACGGCATAGAGTTTCCCGTATTTCATGATTAGTACCGATGATGAGAGAGAGCAATCTGACAGCGTTTTTCTAAACTAATGTGGTCTTTAGTACATGTGTTATCAATCAAGAGATAAATACCACCAGCGACGGTGGTGAATAATGCAAGGATAAAGCTAATAATGATGATTAAAGGTTTCCATGACATAGTGCTGACTCCACCTCTCGACGACTGACAAGCCCCCGCCAAACCTTTCCGCCTGCATATACCCAACGTTTTATTTCTTCACAGGCACCCGCTCTATTACCAGCGTTTAATTTCTTGAGTAATATTGAACGAGCAAATGCGGTTGTGCCCACATTAAAAGCAAAGGAATATAAAGCGGCTTTGGTGTAGTCATCGAGTGGTACTTTGATTAATGCATCGACTTGCTGTTGTGTCTTAATAAAATCGTTTTGTAATAACGCATCACATTCTTGTTGTGTGTATCTCTTACCTTGAATAATGTCTTTACCAGTGTGTCCGTAACAAACTGTTAGAACACCCGCCACATCACGATAAGGTTCATAACGTACACCTTCAAAATGTGCTATTACTACTAACGCGATGGCTGTTGCTCCTGCTGTTGTTATCGCCGCTATTTTCTGTTTGAGAGACATTAAATATCCTTTGGCGCTTTCACCATTAATTCAGCAAGCCTTTTTAAAGTTTCGGTCGGGTTTTGCGGGTCAACATGGCGAACAAGCTCTTCAAATAATTGAGTGCGTTTTCGTTGCTCTCGACGAGTCATAAAATAAGTGGCTAAACCGAGAAGCATGCTGAACGCCATCCCGATAACAAATCCCCACTCATATAATGAGAGGCTGGCAAAAAAGGCCGTTAAGCCTGCTGTTCCATAAGTTACATTGGTTAATTTTTCCATACGCATAGTCACCCCCAAAGGAGTGTCCAATATTAGTTAATAAAAAAGGCTACACTATATATGTAGCCCTTGAATAAAAGCCAGTTAAGTTACTGGTGGCTCATTACCTTATCTGATATTTTTGAATTACCCCAAATAACCACATCAAATATGGAGAATTACATGAGTGAGTCCCAAAAACCATCTCAGGAAAGTAAGCCTCAGCCAGCTCCTCAGCCAAAGCCAAGTGCACCAAATCCGGGAGAAAGAAATCTAAGAACAGAATATACCTTTGTTACTGATTCTGCCGATAGACTCAGAGGAAAAAATAAATAAAGGCTGAAATTATAAATGCACAAACAGGAGTAAGGATTGTAGCAATCCTTACTCTTTCAAGCTCACTAGCTATTCTTACATTCTCGTTCTTACTTATTTCAGCCATTCTTGTTAAATCTGCAAGTCGATAACGCCTTAAAATATTCAACGTTGAATGTTCAGATGAAAAACCTCTCGATTCAAAATGAGCATAATCCTCCTCATTAAATCCTTTGTAATCTTTGTGGTACAATGCATAAGGTGTTGAAGAGGCGAGAACCCGTGTTCGGCTAATGATAACTCTCCGAACAAGGTATATAGCACATAATACCCAGAAGACTAAAAATACAAACATCCCCACGGTAAGATAATCGAACGTAGAGCGCTGCGTTAATAACAAAAAAGATGAACCAATACCTGCAATTAATATACTTAGTAATTTCTGTCCATTTTCTTTATTTAAAGCATTGGACTGGTGTATTTCTCGGATACAATTCTCTCCTTGTTTTTCAAGAAAGTTTACAAGATCGTCATCTGCATCAAGAAAAAAGTCATCAGGCAATTCTTCCATTTCAACTCCTATTAACACCCATAAAATACGAGTTCTTCTTTTAATCATACCCCGTAAGACACTATAAATGAAAAAATCAAGCCATATACAGTCTTAAAATCGATGTTTTTTCGGGAATATATATTCCTACCAAGAGCCTGTTAATGATTAGTGTGTGAGAGTTAAAATCTTAATAATTCATTACATAAAGAAACTATTATCTGATTAATTCATTTAAGAATAATACTAACTAATAAGCACTCCGCCAAAGACACCATTTAATGGGCGTAAATCACTTTTTAAATCATAGCCACAGCTCGTTGTCTTTTGCATATTAGCGAGCTGTTTTTGTAACTCAGCAATTTGCTTGCCTTGCTGAGTAACTTGTCGCATTAAGGTGCTCATTGTCATTTTTAATTGTTCATCACACATCATTCTCTCCTTATTCGCTTATTTGGATAAATTAAGTGCCTTTAATAAACCTTCAGGCAACTGCTCTTCAAGTGACGCATTAGAAACAATCACAAGACCATACATAGATATCCATGTATTCGTTTGTTGTAAGTGTCCTTGAATAAATTGCTTCGCTTTCTCTAACAAAAACACACAACTCTCTTGTGTGTTTTTGCGCCAATAGGATTCAATCGCCACCAGCAATGGATCGCCTGCATCATTAATCTTTTGTGTGCCGATTCGATACTGTTTTTTACCTGCGGGAGATGTCGTGCAAATTAATTGCGTTAGTTGTTGAGTTTCTCCATCAGCTGTATGGATATTCGCCGTTAAAATGACGAAGGTATTCATTTCACTGTCTGTTTCTGAGGCATAGTGAAGACTAAACTGTAATTCGTTTATCTCTTTTGACATAACATTTACCGATTTATTTAGTTAATAAGGTGCCGACTCACAGCTCTTGTGTGAACGGTATAAGTGGGTGTTGATTCTGTGGTCGGCGTAGACGAAAAGGCTACAAAGTAACCTTATTTAATTTAGGATTGAAACTCACTTTTGGACAGAAGTGAGCCAGTGATTTTGCTAAATTATTGATTCTTTAATTACCTAAAGTATGGAAACTAGCTTAACGGTGACAAAAAATTATTGAGCTTCGAACTCCGAAAATGTAACATACACACTGTGTTTCATAGTGGTGACAGGTCTTAGTAGCTGTCCACTCTTAGCAGTAAGAGTGAAACTAATTTCGAAGGGTTCGCCCTTAGTGTATCTCGTATATGCTTACTCCAGTAGGAGTGTTAACTTATTGTAAACTAAACTACCTCTATGAAGCACCCCCCCAACATTAGGAGAAGAAGGTGGCTTTAGCAGACAATATTTGGTGGACAAGAAAAGCTCGAATCCAAACAGAGAAACGACTTTTATCTAACGCTTTTCACTCACAAGTAATACTACTCTGGTATTCATTCTTCTCTGTCGCCGTATCCGTTTATTATCTAAATAACCCACAAAATGGAATCGAAGCAATCTCTTGGGTTGTATATTCTGTCCTCGTACTTTGCATTTCAGGTTTCATCAATGGGCTTTCATTTAAGGAAAGAGCAAACCTAATCAAAGAATGTTATGAAAGTTTGAATAGCATTATGTATCAAGCCTCCAAGCCAAATCCTGATTTGGACACTTTATCAACAGCCTACGAATCTAAGCTAAATGCTTGTGAAAACCACACTGACAAAGATTTTGCCATCGCACTATGCCAAGAGTATTGGGCAAGTACTAGCAGCGTAAGACAAGTAAGCAAAGATTTCCATTCAGACACCTCGGAAAACAAACAACAACCCAAACAAGCTCTTACTCGAATACCAACATCACATCACTGGTTTTTAACGGTATCTTATTTTGTTGTTAGATTGTTAACTCTTGTGTTTTTCTATGTCTTGCCAGTACTGATATTGCTTGCATTAAACTCGTCTTTATTCTTATCCACTCCAACTTGTACTGGTTGATAAAATGCGTGTACAAGACCAATTTAATAAAGAGTTTAGGCACGAGAATCTAAAAGAAATCTTTTCCAATTATGTTGTATATTCTGGTGCGACTGGCATAGACAATATGAATCAGTATTCTTTTAGAAAACAGTTAGACCCACAAATTGAAATCATTTCTCGTAAAATGATTGAAGGTTCGTATACGTTTTCCAAGTACAAGCTAAAGTTGCTGACTAAAGGGAGAAATAAAGCCCCTCGTGAAATCTCTATCCCGACAGTGAGAGATAGAATTGCATTACGTGCAATGTGTAACTTTCTACAAGACAGATTTGCAGAATCAGTGAAGTTCACGCTTCCTCAAGATGTCATTAAAGATGTCAAGGCTCACACTTTATCTGGTGACTTTGATAGCTATATTAAGTTAGATGTTTCGAATTTTTATCCATCGATAAGACATAAAAACCTACGCTCTCAATTGAGAAAGCGCATTAGGCAAGATCACATACTAGACATGATCTTTTCGGCTGTCACTGCCCCTTCAGTTCTAGTTTCGAGAAAGGATGATAAGCCAAGTGAAGTAGGCGTACCTCAAGGGTTGGCTGTTTCCAACATCCTTGCTGCCATCTACCTCCAAAACATTGACAAATTTTTATCTGAATTGCCTAACGTAAAATGCTACCGCTACGTTGATGATGTATTAGTTCTTTGTTCTGCTGATCAAGCACGTGATCTAGCACAAATCATTATCAAGAAGTTTCGCAATATTGGTTTAAAAATACACAGCCCTGAGAACGCGCCAGAGAAGTCAAAAATTGACTCACTTGCTAACGGTTTTGATTATCTTGGGTATCAATTTACCAATGAGCATATCTCTGCAAGAAATGGTTCGATTGAAAAGTTAAAGGCTTCTCTTGCAGGAATTTTTACAAGCTATAAGCACTCTAAAAATAAGAGCTTAAAAATTTTAGAATGGCGATTGAACCTACGAATCACTGGCTGTGTGTTTGAGAAGAAATGTAAGGGTTGGCAATTTTTCTTCGCTGAGATCAATGATGAAAAACTACTCCACAGACTAGATCATTATGTCCTGCGCTTATGTAAGCGTTTTGGGGTAGAAATCAAACCTAAAAAGTTTGTTCGTACTTTCAAAGAAATTAGCCACAACAAATATAACACCAGTTATGTACCAAACTTCGACCAGTATGACGTACCTGAGATGAAAGAGGTGTTAGTTCAATATTTTAGTTTTGATTTGACCAATATACCTGATGAAGAAATTCGTTACCACTTCCATAAAAAAATAGGTTCTCAAGTCAGAGAGCTAGAAGTTGATGTGAAAGACTTTGGTTACTAGGTTACGTGTCCGGTTAAACAAGGGGAGATGTTTCCTCGATCCTATAGACGCCAGACAGGCATTACTGGCATTAGGAAAAATAGACCAAATAATGATTCAAAGACGTGAGGCTTAAACTGTAACTAACTTGCTTTGGGGCAAAAGCTTGTTAGAACAAAAGGCAGACTGCGACAAATAGCATCGAAAAGTTTCGGACTTTATTGTCATGGTTTCAGTATTCATTGTCGAGTTTCAAGCTTTAATGTCCTCTGACACCTGGACCCTCTCAAGTAACGATACTGCCTCAACAACAATAAAAGTTGCCGAGTTGACGATGGCTGAATTGGAACAGTGAGTGGGATATCGACAATAAGGGTGGTGGTTTACTGTACGTCCGTTCTTCGCTCAAATCAGACCACCTGCTCTAATTGTGTTCATCTTACAAACCTTGCAAACTAAAAATTGTATTAGTGCAACTTAAAGCTCTCACAAAAACAATTAAGGCTACACATACTGCGTAGCCTTAATCTTATTCACGTTATCTAACTTAATTAGCTTTTATCTTTATTTTCTATCACTATTGTTTGCCGTTTTTCTTCTTCAGGTAATTCATACTCAATAGCAATAGTCAGAAGTCCACTCGATAAATCGGCTTTTTCTATTTTAACATTTTTACCGAGGTCAAATTGCAATGTAAATTGCCCTTGAGATATGCCTCGGTGGATCCATTTATCATTATCTTCTTCTGATTTTTCTTCTTTTTTCCCTTCAATCAATAAACGACTTCCTTTTAATGAAACCGATAGGTCATTTTCTTGATATCCAGGCACACTTACTGTCAATTCATAATGGTTATCATCAATCTGTTTCAGGTTATAGGTCTGAATTGGTGATGCAATTGGCTTACTACCAGTTAACTGACTAAACAGGCGATCTATCTGATCAAAACGATTTGAAACTAAGTTGTCAGATAATGTTGGGAATAATGAAAAAGGTTTAATGTTAGGCATATAACTCCTCCTTCAGTATTTAGTAAATTATGGGCGGTCTCTTATTGACTCTAAATATAAATATGAACGAACGAGAGTTTTTCAAGCCCTAAAACCTAAATTTTTTTATCTGTAGCCAATATAAGATTGTAGATAGCAAAAAACCCCGCCGAAGCGAGGTTTTGTATATTCAACTATTTAATGCTTAACTCATTTGAGCTGTCATCACACTTTTGCAAAAAATACATTTTGCGCCGTGTGGATTGTTCACTGTGACATCAAATTGTGATGTTCTATATTGTGAACCGCTGCACCTTGGGCATTTAAAATAGAGGCGAATAGTAATAGCGCCTTTAGAGAGCCACCACGTTGCCTGCTGCTGGGCCTTTCATACCATTTTCCATGGTGAATGAAACTTGTTGACCTTCAGCTAATGTTTTGAAGCTATCACTTTGGATTGCAGAGAAATGTACGAAGACATCTTTGCTGCCATCAGCTGGAGTAATAAAACCAAAACCTTTACCTTCATCGAACCATTTTACTGTACCAGTCATTGTATTAGACATAGAATTTCCTTTAATTTATTTAATTTGCCATAAGGCATATGCGGTTTGTTTTGTATTTTTACTTATGGGAATTAATTAGAAGGAATTCACAATGAAGAGGTATCGAGGATAACGCTAAACGGGAACAACTTTAAACTTACTAACATAAATAGGTCTGTACTTCCAAACCAGTGACGCTATTAAGCCATAGAAAAATTCAGATAGCAAACTTTATTTTTAGCAGTAAATCAGCTTAAGTAGACCTATAAAAACACAACCCCGCTATACTCACGAGGTTTTCAATAGATAAGGGCTGTAACATCAAAGCCATTATTAACACAATATATTGTGTTTTGTAATTACGCAAGACTATAAATGTGGTGTTTTCTAATTATTTTATCCATGTCTAATTTTACGTTATCAACCGATAAACACCCTTCAATAAATCCTTCCGCTGTCTGCAATCGCTTAGCCACTTCATTATGCGAAATACCAAGTTTTGAAGCCATTGAACGCAAAGGATAATTCTTCACATAGTACATAATAACCAATTGAAACAAGTAACTATTATTTACCTTTAAATGTAATACCGCTTTATTTATTTTCAAGCCATCATCATCTGAACATTGCTCTCGGCTTCGTCTTGAGCTTGGAATTAATCCTTTAAAACCTGCGGCAATTGATGAGTAATCGATACTATTCCCCTCATTAGCTGACCACGCTCCCCAACGTGATAAAACTTCCTGCATATCTCTCATACTAATACTCCCCGTGCCGTATACACGTTAAACCAACGCCCCCATTCCTAATGAACGGTTTAAAAAAGAAAATAACAATTCGATTTGGTTACCATAATTGGCTTCCCACAATTTTGGATCACGATGCAACTCATCATGATGTTGCCGACATAATGGAATAGTGAATAAGTCATGTGCTTTCGTTCCCATGCCTCCCATACCATGGCCGATGATATGATGTGGATCATCAGCTTGTTGTCCGCAAACACAACAAGGCTGTGTTTTTACCCATTGAAGCCACTGGGAATTCTCCCAACGGCGCATTTTAGGTTTAAGAAGAAATGAGGCTGGAGGTTCAGGATCGACAGTCATATTAATAACGGGTTTTATAGCATCTAAACGCGCATTCATTGCTGATAGTGCTGTCACTTCATTTGGAACAATATCAGCTTCAGGAAAACCGCCATGCACCCTGCGCTCTTTAGGTTTATCAGGCCAATTTAGAATACGACGCAATATGGCATCAGGTAATTCATCAACCAGTTTATGCATCACGGCAAAAGCAAAAAAGTCAGGTATCGTCAGCGAATGGCTATCATCTAATCTCAAACGACTGCGAATAGTATCTATCATCCAAGCAATACGATTTTTATACGCTAACTCAGCAACCCACCCCGCCGATGAATTACGAATATGATTATCATGATACCAACAGGTTCGTATCACACCGTCTTTATGCCATGTGGTTGTTAATTCATGATGATGATAACTGTCATGCTTATCGTTAATCTGGCAGCAATGGATATTCCTGCCTATCCACATATTCATCGATACCAGCCCGCCCATAGCTTGGATCACTTTTTCATTGTTCAAAAAGCCAATAATGTCCTTGTTATTCAATAATGGCTGTTCATTCCCTGTTAATTCACCAGAAGGCCATTTATTTAAACTCTTTGGTACATCACTAATAATCACACGAGAATGTTGTTTAAGTTGCTCAAACAACTCCGCTTCAGGCTTCAATAAAACAACACCAAGATCGGGCTGAATATAGGGGGTTAATAATAATTTCATGCACTCACCTGTTTATTCAGCATCACCATACGGATCAATTCATCCGTTTTACTTTCAAAAAAATGGGGTTGGGTTTCACGAGGATTATTAGGGCTGGTCATGTTCTTCCCAAACTGACAACCTCGAGCAGTCACAGACCAGAACTCTTTCACTTTGTTTGCGGTTTTCGTACTTGGACGAGATAAACGTTCAACAATGCCAAGATCGGCTAATCGTTTATAAGCTTGTTGCGCTGAAATAGGTAATTGGTGTTTTCTAATCAGTGTTGATAAAGCTACTGTTGGACGACTTGAACCATCCATTGATCCGCTTGGCGCATCAATCGCATACACAGGGGCTAATTCGGGTAAGCCTGCCATGGCTTGTAATTTTTGATACGCCCCTAATTTCGAAGAGTTTGAGAAATTCAGGCTCTTTGCCATCGATTCAAGCAATATGACTCCAGCTTGAACTTTATCAGCTAACTTTTCGTCGTATTGCTGTGTTATCAATGCATCAAAAGTACGGATCACTTTTAAATGAAATGAAGGACTTATCCACATTGCATAGGCATACACTAATTCTTTGCAAACATACGTTCCTTGGTTAAGTCCACCAACAATGGTCACAATGGGAACCGCTCCTGTGATCTCAGGAGCGGTTGAAATTTCATCAATCAACTCTTTAGTTTGAGTCAAAGCACTCCAATTCGACGGTTGATGCCGTTTTTCACCACCTGAGACTCGATGAAGGTCATTTAAACAATAACGCCCTGCGGTATCTCGACGAATTTGAACACCATCAATAACAATTAGTCCATTCATGTTATTTTTCTCCACTCTCGTTTATAGCAAAACTTCCTGAGCAACTTGTTCCGCGACTTGTTGCCAAATACCTCGCCACGCAGCTAAACCTGCAACCTCATTCATTCGGCCTAGACCATTTTTCTTTGCCTGAATAGCGGCTAATTCTTGGATTTTATTTTTAGGTTTCCAACCTGTACCCCAGATAAGCCGGAATGTTTCATCACGCTCTACGGAATCGATTGTGATTTTTTTCTTACCCGCCAAACGTAAGGTTAAATCATCCCATTGAGCCCTGAGTGTACGAGGACACTGAACATTCTTTTTCCAAAAATCATCTTGCGTAATTCGTTTATAGAACTGGCAAATTTCTTTGTGAGTATGCCCATCAATCGTTGTCATTAAGCGAATATCATTAGCCCAATCAGTGAAATTTGGCTCTTTAGGCGTTTTTAATCCCATCTCTTTAAACACTTCGCATTTACGACTGAATAGCCATTTAGCGCACTTCAAATCGTCAGCGGAGCCCCATTTTTGAAAATTGGCGCTGTAAATCACAGCTTCAGGATAACGAGTTAAAAAATCATTTTTGAGCTGGTCGCTGGATTCGCCAGAATTCTGCGACGAAGAATAATTTATTGATGGATCATATTTTGAAGTTACTGATGGATCGCCCTCAGGAGCTGGCGGGTCAAAATCCCTATTTTTGCTCGATTTTGAGGGAACAGAATTTGATGCAACAAATTTTGATGGGTCAACTCCTGATGCGTCAGGTTTTGACACGTCAGATTTTGTTGGTTGAGAAAACGCTTTCTTTGCTGATTGGTATAGTTTCTCTACATTCAGCTGATAGATATTGCTTGCGTTGCGATTGCCTTTTCTACGCTTTTCGCTGGTTAACCACCCTTCTTTTTCCAACTGTTTTATTGCTGTGCGCACCGTGCTTTCACCCGCACCAATTTGACGAGCAATCGTCACAACAGAAGGCCAACAAATACCTTCATCATTAGAAAAATCGGCTAATCTTGCCATGATAGCGACTGATGTGAGTTTTAAACCTGCATGGGCGCAACCATCCCAAACATAACTAGATAATTTAACACTCATAAGAGGCCTCACTTAACTCGGGTATATCTCTCTTTAAATCTTTGAACCGGCTCGCATTGTTCGTATTCACAACCATCAATCATAAAAATAACGCGCTGTTTTTCTCGATCATAACGAATGACATGAACAAGGAGCCCTCGAGGGTTTCTGTAATAGCGATCAAGACGATTGGGATCTTCATTTCGCATTGCATTTTCCTCCACTCAAGAAATAGAAATCAGCCCATGACTTTTTCAGTGTCCTCTTATCTACCAAATCGATATTTTTTCGGTAGTTGTGTGATCGATTGTCACTCGGTATGCTTTCTACATAGCGAAATGTTCCCTCTTTAGTTAAGGGTAAACAGCGAAATTGCTTTTTAGGTATTAGATGCGCTAATCTACTCATGCTTATTTCTCTTCACATCATTGAAATTGGCAACTGAAGCCAGAGGCCGTATACCTTTGGCTTCACCCTTTCTTAGTCGCTTCCTGTTTTTCACCGTATAACACTTTCAGTGAATCCAAGAACCCAATTGCATACGCAAAAACTTTCCCTGCTTTTCGATAAATACGCCCTATTTCTTCATCCGTTAAAACGCCATCAACAAGGCTTTCTTGAATTAAAACGGCGAGTGATCCTTGCATAGCAGCCAATGTCATTCGCATATCAAATAGCTCTACTTGATCTATCTTTTCTGCTTCTATTTTTGGTAATGCGCTCATGCCATGGCGATCTAGATGATATTCCACCAGCAACTTAGTGCCCGAAATGTCTTCCATGGCTTCTTGCTCATCGATATCAAAGAAACGACAGCCATTTTTTTCGTATAACTTGTTATTAAACGTATCGAGTGACATACCTAGAGCCCCTGCCATAGCAGAACGTCCCCCCGGCAGTGCTTTGCACATTTCTTTAATAACTTCTTTAATTGAATGTTTGCTCATATCTACCTGCTCTATCTTTTATTGGTAGTTAATTGCCTTATGCTGTTTTGGTATTTTTTCTATAAAGTTCAGGGTTATATTTAAGTTTTCCCTTGGTGATTTTTTCTATTTCATACGCCCTTACTTTAGGAATGATATATCCCCAACCACACACCGAAGGATGTTTAATACCGAGGGCTTTTGCTGTTTTACACGTACCACCAAAAAACGTGATTACATCTTTTTTCTTCATTTGTAATCCTTTGGTAAGTGAATAATTCACACGCACATAATGTAGGATATCTTACATTTAAATGTCAAGATTCTTACATTTGGAATGTGGTAGGCTTTCCTACATGAAAGAAATGAGCGAACGAATTAAACAAAGACGCCTTGAGCTGAAAATGACACAACAGACTCTAGCTAAAAAAGCTGGAGTCAATCGTGTAACTGTTACTGGTTGGGAAAAAGGTGACTATCAACCCAATGGCGCTAATCTTCAAGCATTAGCGAGTGCTCTTGAAACAAGCCCTATTTGGCTTGTTGATGGAAAAGAAGATCCTATTTCTAATGTTTCGTTTTTAAAATTTAATAGATCTAGTGGTGAATACCCTTTAATTAGCTGGGTAAGCGCTGGGAATTGGTCTGAGGCCGTAGAGCCATATCATAGAAAATCAATCGATACATGGTATGAGACAACTGTGCATTGTTCCGAAGAATCATTTTGGCTAGAAGTAAAGGGAGATTCTATGACCTCTCCTTCTGGACTAAGTATTCCTGAAGGGATGATTATATTAGTAGATCCCGCAGTAGAGGTTGTTAGTGGCAAGCTAGTTGTCGCTAAATTAGAATCTGAAAATGAAGTTACATTTAAGCAGTACATTGTGGATGCAGGCAACCATTACTTAAAACCATTAAACCCTCAATACCGCTTAATACCAATCAATGGAAATTGTAAAATTGTGGGTGTTGTTGTGGATGCCAAAATAGCTCATTTACCATAATTTCCTATCTCATTGATAAAAGGATCCTCTTCGGAGGATTTTTTATTACCATCATATACCAATGTAAGATTTCCTACAAAAACACTTGACACACCAATGTTGGTTATCCTACATTTTAAATATGTGGTGTAGGATGAGTTACATTATGATTAATATCTAATTCAATTATGTGTGTGAAAACACCTTAATAAAAATTTTCATGTGAAGAGAAATAGTTTCTGTCTGTTGGGAAACAGTAGAAACCGCCACAACTTGAGGTAAGCAATAATCAAGTTCAATAATTGAAACATAAAAAATAAGTCTTTATTTGAATTTACCATTAACCAACATCAGGGAAATTTAATCTCGATTAAATCGAGAGGGATCTTTATTACTTAAATTATGTGGAGAGAATAATGTCTTATATTGCAACTGCAACGAATAAGCACTTCTATTACCTCGATGTACGGATCGAGGATATAGATATTCAAGACATTGCGACGGGTTTAGCTAATGAATGTCGCTTTAATGGGCAGATTGATAATTTCTATTCTGTTGCTCAACACTCGGTATATGTCAGCTATTTAGTTGCACCTGAATATGCTTTAGAAGCCTTACTTCATGATGCCAGTGAAGCCTATGTAAAAGATCTGCCATCACCGCTTAAAAAGCTATTACCTGAATATAAGGAGATAGAAAAAAGAATTGATGCTGTTATTCGTCAAAAATATAACTTGCCATCCGTTATGTCGGACGCTGTGCATTTAGCCGACTTAATGATGTTAGCAACTGAAAAACGAGATTTAGAAATTGATGTGAGTAGTAATTGGATAATGCTTGAAGGTATTCCTACAAGTGATTTTATTGTTAATCCATTAACCCCACTACAAGCCAAAGTTTTATTTTTACGTAGATTTAATGAATTAAGTAAAAGGAGCTAAATAAACAGTTCTAAAAAGTTTAAATAAATACCACCAGCATAATTAACGTCTATTTAAACTGTATACGGCAGTATGGAGAGAAAATATGTCAAGAATGGTGACTCTTGAAGCGTGGGCAAGGTTGGAATTTGGAGATGCCTCTCCTTGCATGACGGTATTACAAAAATACGCAAAGAATAACCTTATTGCACCACCCGCAATGAAAGTTGGCCGCAAGTGGATGGTTGATAGAGAAGCTCGTTATGTGGGTTATCTATCTCTCCCCCAAATTCCTACTAAATCAACGGAACGACTTAAGAGGATAATTACAGATGGCTGCCCGACCACGAACCCATAAAATTATCATCCCTAATCTATATCGAAAGTTAGATAAACGTAACGGCAAAATTTATTGGCAATATAAACACCCCATCACCGGTAAATTTCACAGCTTAGGCACCGACGAGCAAGAAGCGAGAGAAACCGCCATTCAAGCCAATACAATTATTGCTGAACAACATACTCGACAGTTATTAAGTATTAATGAACGGTTATCAAAAATTAAGACAAACAAGTCTGAAATATCTGTCGATATATGGATGGATAAATATTTAGATATTCAAAAAGAAAGATTAGATATCGGTGAATTAAAAATTAATTCTTATCGACAAAAAATGAAACCTATTAATTTATTCCGTCAGTATTGTGGTACGAAAATATTAAAAGAGATAACCGCTTTAGATATTGCTGAAATAATAGATTCCATCAAAGTATTAGGACATTCAAGAATGGCTCAGGTCGTTCGCATGGTGCTTATTGATGTATTTAAGGAAGCTCAACATGCTGGCTATGTTCCTCCTGGTTACAATCCTGCGAAAGCAACTAAACAACCACGGAACAGAGTGAAAAGAGAACGCATGACATTGGAAGAATGGCGCACTATTTATCAGCAAGCTAAGAACCACCCTCCTTACTTGCAATGCGGCATGTTATTGGCTTTAACCACAGGTCAGCGGATCGGTGATATTTGTAAAATGAAATTCTCTGATATCTGGGATGACATGTTACATATACAGCAAGAGAAAACAGGCAGTAAGTTGGCCATCCCTCTCTCGCTAAAATGTGAGGCTATCAATCTCTCCTTAAGGGATGTTGTTGCTCAATGTCGTGATGCGGTTGTGAGTAAATATCTCGTGCATTATCGGCATACCACCGCACAGGCGAAACGTGGCGAACAAGTCACACCAAATACATTAACCACAACATTTAAAAAAGCACGAGATAAATGTGGGTTAACTTGGGAAAAAGGTACTGCACCTACTTTCCATGAACAACGTTCTTTATCCGAGCGACTTTATCGTGAGCAAGGAATTAATACACAAAAATTATTGGGGCATAAAACACAAAATATGACTGATAAATACCACGACGATAGAGGCAAAGAATGGCAAGTTATTGCTGTTTAA